CATACATAGGATATGTTGTTGTTGGCGCTGTTAGGTTTGAATTGGCAAGTCTTGTTATGTCAAGTTTGCTTCCTTTAGCTATCTCAGCAGGGGACGTGCCTCCTGTATATGTCAGTACGTTTATGTGATACCAGTTGTCTGGTGCGTTAAACGAAGAGTATATCCCAGTTGAAGTAGCGTCATACGTCAACGTAGCTGAACTTATAAACATCTCAATCTCCTCTCTTACTCCCTCTGCAAGGTCAGCCAAGTCACTTCCTGACGTGTGCTGATTCTCAAGGTTGATGTAGTAGTTATACTGATTCATATACTCATTGAAGATATCAAGCTGCGCCTGCTTGGCGTATAGGTTGAAATCGTCTGGTGAAATATATCCGTAGTTGTTCTTATTGCATATCGCAAGAACCGTCTCTCTTACATCGTTGATACTGACCATGTGACAAAGATAGTGAATATAAAAAACCCCTTGAGTATGCGTTAGCAGTGACCCAAGGGGTTAGTCGGGGAAAGATAATCCTTATGCGATTGCGATTCCAGTAATAGTTACAGCAGCGGCAGCAGCATCTTCAAGACCACTTAAGCTAACTTCTTTTTTTGGTTTTACCCAAGAAGTCTGTAACGCTTCAATAATACTATCTTGTATTCTATCTCTTACAGAAACATCGTTAGCAGCCATAGCAGCTCCTAATGTAATAGTTACCACGTCTTGAGCCGCAGCTCCTCCGTAAGTAAGTGTAACTGTAGTAGTTGATGCTTGCTCTACAAGAACAACACCGTTAATAGCAACCAATTGGCTTGTTTCACCTGTTGCTGTAATAGGGATTTCTAAAAATTTCTGCATAATAAAAAGTTTTATGGGGTTAAGCCACAAAGATAATCAATCTTCTAACATAGGCTCAAGCAGCTTGAATGTCTCAAGTCCCTCGTCTGATTGTAGGTATGAGGCCACAATGTAGTCTCTATCCTCACCGTAAGGAACAGTAAGCATTCGCTTCTTGTTGTTTGGAAGGTTGAAGTGTACGTCTTTAGAACCCCTGTATCCGAGAATCCCTTTATCAAACATCAATGCCACAGTAGACGAGATGTTTGTCATAGGGTCATTCAACGTGTCTAAGAACTCTTTCGGGTTGTTCCTTGCATAAACAAGCACATCACGCTTCAGCTCAGCTGTACTCATCTTAGTGACGTCACGCCCAAGGATTACTCTACCGATACGCTCAAGCTCTGACAGACCAAGTTGCTTTGCTGCAATAAGCGCATCAACCTCGTAGTTCATTATTTCAAGCTCTGTCTCAGCGTCCTTCTCGTTGTTAACAACCTCAAACTTAAGACCGTTATCTGGATGTATATCCAAGAAATATTGAAGAACTGGGTTTGTCTTAGAAACCTTCAAGAACCCATCCTCAAATATGATAGGCTCAAGGATGACATTCTTGTCCTGCTCGTCCTCGAAGGGTGACTTTTGGTTTGGTGAGTATCGCAACGCTCTGTTGCTTGTTCCATCAAAGTGCATCAGAGGGCGTCTGTGACTATTTCGTGATGGAAGAATGTAGGATAGTGGAGCTATATCTCTCCTTAGTCTGTATAGTTTATCCACCAGTGGTGCTTCTTTTGTTTTCATTTTAATTTAGATTAGAGTTAAGAAATAAAAAGGGGAAGGTGTTACCACCCTCCCCTCAAGTTGTATTAGTCCTCGAAGATAACGAAGTTGTTCGCTCCAAGCGTACAAACCGCTCTCTCAGATAGGAAGTGAACCTCCATAGCATCAAGGTCAGATGTACGTGCGCTTCCAGCAGAACCTGTTACCCAAGTCTTGTATCGTCTGTCTTCAGTCTCTGAAGCTCTGTAACGAACGTGTAGGAATGGACGCTTAGCGTTCTTTCCAAGAACTTGGTCGTAAACAGTTGTTGAACCAGCAGGAACAAGAAGACCATTAACCGCTCCAGAAGGAAGGCCACCACGCATGGTTGGGTCGTTCAAGTATTTCCAGTCAGTCTTGTAGAAGTCGTAACCTCTTCTGAATCCTGAGAATCCAAGGTTCAATGCCATCTGCTCATCATTGTCGAACAATCCGTATGATGTACCACCAGCTCCGTAAGAGTTCTGTGCAGCAAGCATATCGTCAATGTCGAAAGAGAACTGACGGTTTACGAAAAGAACATTCTCCTCGATAGAACCCTGCTTGTCAAGTCTTTGGATGATTGAATCAAATTCAGCAAGGGTAGTTGGGTTACCACCTCCGAATATGTTTCCTCTCTGCTCAACAGCATGGAAAACTCCTTCAGAACCATCTGCTACAGCGGCATTCGCTACGTTTTCCATAGGAACAGCCTCAATCATTGCAGTCTCAAGGTAGTCCTCGAAACGTAGACGAGTCTCATGCTCAGACTTCAAGTACCACAGGTATCCTGTAGCTCCGTTCTCAGTAGTCACCTCTACCCATCCGATTTGAGCCATGTCAGAACCTGATACAGCGTACTTGTCTTTGATGATGATTGGCTTGTTGTCGAAGATTTCATCTTCAGCCTCAAGAGACTCAACCATTCCGTTGGTTCCTTTACCGAACTCAGAACCGTAAATCATAATAGTTACGTCAGAGCTTCCTACACCAGTCGTAGCCGCAGCAGAACCACCCACTTCGTAGTAGTTTGCTTGGAATGTTCCAGCAGCATAGTCAGTATTGCTAACAATAGCCTTGTTAGAACCTGCCCCACTGTTCCAGCTCACCATAATCGTCTGACCATCTCTAACCGCAATCTGACCAGTTAGAGTGTCGTTAATTGTGAATACTTGGGTGTTCTGTCCAGCGCCAATAGCTAGCGCGCCTACTTCAACGTACTTGGCGTGAAGACGTCCTTGTTCTGCCCATTTGATAAGGTCAGAGTTAGAAGGCATCTCAGCACCTACCATACGTAGGAATGATGCAACGCTTCGGTTTCCGTAACGCTCGAACTCCTTCTCGTAAGTATCAGGAAGATACTGACTCAAGAAGTCAAAGTCTGTAATATAGTTAGTTGCAAGCGCCTGTCTCTCTGGGGCTGGCTGCAACTGAAATGATGGGTTTGATAATAAAGCCATTTTTGTTTTTGTTTTTTAAAAAGTTTATGTTCGTTTACTCCTAATCTTTAAGCCTCGACCTGAGTCTTGACTTACTGACCGTACTTGCATTCCCCCCTTCTTAGTGACCTCTGGCGCTCTGCGAGTGTCCATGTCTATATTTTTAGACCTCTTCGCCATGCCATCAACCGCTGATGCCTGACCTTGCTCATAAAAGAACTTGGCAAACTTGTCGGGGTTCATTGCTGCTGAAAGAGCTTTATGGTATCCTGCTGCATCACTTAGAAGGCCGTCCTCTCCAATGTACTTGTTTACGAAGTTCATCGGTGATTGCTGACTTTCTTTAAGCTCCGCTGCATCCGCTGGTTTGAAGGTGAATTTCTCATCATTGACACTGAACTCAAAACCTTTGAATCCGTCACTGAAAAGCTCATCAGTCTTCTTGCTGAACCATTCTCTTTTTTTCTGGTTCTCAGCTTCGACACTTTCTGCGTCTTTCATTTTATCTCTATAAGCCTTGTACTCTTCGTTAGAGCTTAAATCGTCAGACCCCTTACTTGACTCAAGTGGAACCTTGTATGACTCTTGCTGCTCTTTGAAAAACTTCTTAGCTTTATTGAGTTCTCTTTTCTTGGCTAACTTTTGTTTCTTTATAAGTGACTCCTCGTCAAGGTCTTCATCGTATCCGAACTTTGAGTCAATCAAATCATTGATGTCATCACTGTCCAAACCGTCTTCTGTATGCTTGTAGTAATCTTCAAGCAACGTATCTGAATCCATCTCATCAAAGTCTTTATTTAACTTGATGAAATCATCCATACCTCGACCAGTCTCCTTCTTGTATTTAAAGAAAGCCTCAACATCCTCTGGCAATTCAGGGGATGATTCTCTTTCCGAAAATAACTCATCAAGTGAGTTTATCTCCTTACCGTATCGGTTTTTAATATGTGAAAGAACGTCTTCGTCTTTTATTTTAAACTCCTCATTTGGAGTTTCTACCTTATTCTCTTCAGCAACAGGCTCTTGTGCCGTCTGCTCTTCCTCCTTCATTTGCTGTTCATGCTTTTTGAGAAGTTCATTCTCTACTTCTTGAACAGACTTTGACTCAACCTCTCCGAGGTCTCTTACTTTAAATTCAGCCATTTTGATTTAATTTTATGCAAATTTATTGATTTTATTTTTATCGAGGTGAAAACTCAGCAAGGTCGAACCCGTCCAAGCTGTCTTCATTCGATTCAAAGCTCATTGGAGGTAGGTTGTTCTTGCGCTGCTCGATAAGCTTTGACTGCTGTGTATTCTGTTTGTCAATACGCTTACCTTTCGCATCCTCCTTCATGTCTTCACGCTTTTGCAACTGCTCCTGTGTCATGCCCTGTAGCTGCATATTCATCTCAAACTCACGCTCCATCAACATAAGCTTTGCATTAGCCTCTGCGTTAAGCCTCTGCATGCTTAGCTGTGTCTTAGTTTGTTCAAGCTGCATCTTAGCCTGAGCCTCAAGCTGTATCTTCTGTTGCGCTGCCTGTGCTGCCATCTGCTGAGATTGCAGTTGAGTCTGAGACTGCATCTGCTGCATCTGCATCTGTTGTTGCTGGTCGGCCTCTTGCTTCTTCTTCCTCTTAAACTTCAATAGTTGATTAGCAAGCTTTATATTCCTTACCTCTCTAATATCAATAGCATCCTCAAGGTAAATATCCTGCTTAGATAGTGCCATCTGAATGTTTGCCTCTAGCTGACCCTTCTCTTCCTCGTCTGGAGATAGTTCTATGAAAATACCAAAGTCGTACAAGTACAAATCCTTGATTTGTTCTAACGTGTTTACGTTGTACTTTCCTATCTGATTCAAGAACTCCTCCTTAAAGTCTGCGTACTCAAGTATGTCAGCAACCCTATACGACAGAGCCTCTGAAAGCCTTCTGAGTATAAATAGACTTGATTCAAGTATATGTCGTGTAGCTGTGTTTGAGCTTAAAGCTGCAAGCTTCTGAACTCCAACAAGTGCATCGGGGTTAGGACTTGTGCCGTCTCGTGCCTCATTCAAGCCACTTACAGCCCTAATCATATCAAGGTAGTGGTTGTAGTTTGCTATAAGAAGTTGCATCTTAGAAGCACTTCCCGTAGAGTTGATAGGTTGGATAGGAACCCTTGCGTTGTTAAACTCGCCATCCTGAGTGTAGCTCCTTCCAACAACACTACCAGTCTGGAAGTATAGTCTTAGAGCGTCTTCTGGATTGTATGCGTTTCCTGTGCCAAGGTCAACCTCGTTTAAACCATCAGCATCAATAAATACACCGTCAGGAACCATACGAGCAATAATCTGCTGCATCTTCAGGTGTGTTACCTGAATAAGGTCTACAAACGGAATCATTCTTCTTATAAGCGACTCTATAACTCCCTTGTACATCCTTGGCGCACACGCAACATAGTTAGGTATCGCATGTTGGCTTGCTGACTTAGGTCGTACCATATTCTTGGCAAGCTCCCACTTCAGTACGATATTAGTACCCATAACCATAACACCTTCATACCACACCTCAATAGTCTTCTCCACCCTCTCGAAGTTGCCCTCGTCCATCATCTCTTGTGGTGGATTGAACTCGTCATCTTTCTCTATAACACGCTCTCCTCCGTTTTCAAGTTTTTTCTTTTTATAGACAAACTTCTTAGTTGTCTTATAATTGAAAAACATTAACGTACACGTATCTCTATAGAACATATCATTCTCATACGACTCAGATACATTATAGTAGCTACTCCAACTCTGACTATACTTAGATATCAAATCCATGTCCTCGTTTGTGAGGTCGGGGTCTATCTTAATAAGCTCAGCTATTGGCATGGTCTTTATCTCCCCCCAATAGAAACAATCCTTAAAGTACGGGTCTTCAGTATAGCTATACACAACATTAGCAGGGTCTACGTAGTCAATTACGACACCCTCACCCTTTCTAAACTCGTGCTTAGCAACTGACACACCAAGTACCATCTGGTCGTAGTCGAGTCTCTTTCTTATGTCTTGATAATGATTCTCGTCAAGTATAGTGTTGATTGCAGTTTCCTCGGCTATCTCAATAGCTGGCTTATAGTTAAGCTGCATGTGTAACGCCATTTCATCGTCACTTTCAGGAACTTCATCAGGATTCATTGTAAAAGGGTCAACCCCGAAATCCTCTTGTATCTGCAACAAAAGGTCTTTACTTACCATCTGAGCCTCTACTCTTTCTTGGTATCTATTCCTATGCTCTGAAGACAATGCGTCTTGAGCGTATGACCGTATTTTAAACAACCTGTCTGCCATCCCGTTAACAACAATGTCAACGAACTTTGGAAGTATAGGGACTGGTGTCCAGTCTAGGTTTAGATAAGAAAGGTCACCATCAATAGCAAGCTCATTTTTATACTTACCTACCGACTGCTCCCCTCTCGCATAAAGCCTTAACCTGTGGAACTCTTTTGACTGGTCATAGTACCTACAACCACCCCCGTCTTTTTTAAACCACTCATACTGTATAGCCTGACCGACCATAAGCCCATACTCAGAAGAAGCCTTCTCTTTGTCTGTTGCAAACTGGTCAGGGAACCCTGCAGCGGAAACATTTACTGTTACTTCGTCCATTTATGTATTTAATCGGCTGGATTTGCCAGAGTTATCGTATCTTGCAAAGTTAATGCTTATTTTCGACTGTTCTCTTTGTGGGGTGTATAGGCTCTTCTGATTTGCCATAATCGCCAGTCCAGAGCTGATAGACGCATCAAATTTTGTTCGGGCATTTATATCAAACCTTGCCCAGTCCTCAAGAGTCCTATTGAATGGCATCGACCCCATATCGTCAGGGTCTCTGAACGTACCCTCCATATCCATACCCACATACTTCTCAATATACGACTCAATAGCCGCTGCGTGAGACTGCTTAACATCCTCGCTTGTGTTGGGTATTCCACCAAGCTCTTTCTCTGTCTTTGAGAGCTTCATTGCCGCCTTATCAGGTCTATTCATTGAATACCCCCTATACCCCCTGTTCTTTAAATGGTACAGTAGCCTTGGCTTGTTGTTCTCGCAAAGTATTGGCATACCATAAAACACAAGAGCCATAAGAACCTCCTCGAAGAATATCTCAGCGGTCTGAGGTCGTGCCACATACTGTAAGAAAAATTCGTTGCTTGGGGCGTCATCCATATTGAACTTGGTCAGACCATGTAGCGCACCGTTTGACCCACCACCACCTACAGTTCCTGATATATCGTATGAGTCACACCCAAAAGAACCCACATGCTCATTCGCAGGATACTTCCTTCCATTACGAATCTCGTATCTGTTCTGCATAGCAGCAGGTGGTATCCAAGACACAACAAACCTACCGTTCTTATCTGGCGTCCATATCACCTTAGTATCCTTGATGCCATTCTCCCAATGGAAACGCCCCTTGGTTATATGATGGGACTTAATCATATTGTCGTTGTAGTCAATCTGCTGATATATCTTAGTAAGATTAAATAGCGACTGCTTGCTCTCGTCCCTAAACGCATGTGACTCTGTTCGTGGAAACTGTCTGTAAAACTCGTTCAAGGCGTCAGCATCGCCCTTAAGTGACTGAACCTCATTCTCCCAGTAGTTTATAGCTCCCATGCTTATCGCATTTCCGTCAACACCCTCAACAGGCTTACTTGGCGTTCTAAGAACAGGCATTCCGTACCTATCTATAAAACCCTCCATATTCCACTCCATAGGAATAAAGAGCTTGTACATCCCACTTTTCGTCTGACCGTTTGAGTTTCTGGTGGAGGCATCTGAGTCGTTGTATAGCTTCTTGAAGTTATTCCCACCCTTGTTTAAAGCATTACAGGTTGACCCCATCATACACTTGCCAATAATCTTACTACCAAGCCGAAGACACGTCTTTGTTACCCTCCAGTTGTTGAGTATGTTCTCAGGCTTCTCCCATTTTCCGCTCTCGTCATGAATAAGAAGCAATAACTTCTCACCATCGTAGCTGTTGTCTGCTGTGTTCTTCCAGTCAATAGTTGTGTCAAGTCCCTCAAGCACATCCTCCTCTACGTTGTGCATATTGTTCTTTGTAATCTTAGAGGCAGGAACCCTATATGACAGCTCGGTCTTTGGTCTGTCCATACCGTCCATAATAGGCTTAAAGAAGAACGGGTAGTTGCTGTTTATCGGTACAACCTTATCGGTGAACATCTTCTTAGCGTCAGCACCAGTCTTTGAGAGTATTCCCACCCTTGCGTCTTTCGCAAGAGTTGCTGTGTTTACACCCTCTGACGAACCCATGAATGAGAATCCTGACCGTCTAATCTTTAGATACGACATACCGAAGGAACGGTTATCTGCCTTACATGCCTCCCAGAATATGTAGAATATTCTGTTTGCCTCCCTAAAGTCAGGGTGTCCTACGTCAATCTTTGTATGCTGAAGATAGTTGTAGTGAGAGCCTGTTATGTATGTAGGGATTCCATTGTTCTTAAACCAGTGACCATACTCTCTTCTGTCAAACTCTCCCTCTATATAGTCTATCCATTTGTCTTTGAAGGATGATGGCATGTCATTCCATTGGAATATGCTCTGTATCCTCTTTAGTTCTTTTGGGTACTCCTTAGCCTCCCAGTATTGCTCTAACTGTTTCTTACTTCTTGAGAATATTTTATCAGGCACTGACGGCAACGCAATGCGAAGCCCCTCTATTAGGTAGACATCTCCTACAGTTCCGTCCTTTGATATAACGACCATATCATACTTTTCGTCATACCCATATACCCATGTTTTTGCCTTGTTCTTTTTTGAGAGAACAGTTTTAGGGACGTGGTTTTTTAATACCTCGTGTATCCTACTTTCTTGACCTTCTCTCTGCGAATCCTCCACTTGATTTCTTTTCTTCTTTCTCTTCAGGGGCATTAAGCTTTTCTTCCTCCTCCTCAATACGTTTCATTATCTCAAACGCATCAAAGATGGCGAGCTTCTTTGTGGCGGCAGCATTCTTCAATCTATCAGCCGCAAGCTCATCCTCTACGTCTGGCTTTATTATCTCTTCCCTTGCGACCTTCACCAACTGACTCACCGCTATCCTCCCAGCTTTGATAATCTCCTCCTTTATAGTTCTTGAATCCATTCTTGTTGTATTTGATTTTTGGAGATGACTTATCTCCTGAATATCTACTACTCTTACCCATGACTATAAAACATTACAAAAACAACCCTACCATCCTCCCAACTTTTATTAGGGTACTTACTATGAAAGTATGACGATGGATATGATATCAATCTATTCTCTTTGTGGCCTATGACGGTATTCAGTTCCCACTTATCTTTATCATTCGAGTCTCTTTGCAAAACCTTGTCATACTCTTCGTTAGAAGTGTTGTTTGAAAGTTTGTAGCCATGCTCTTTGTGAGTCCAAAAAGCTGTTCCGCTCAACTCACTTTCTGACTGTGGTGGAGACATAAACAATACTATAGCTCTATTTGGTTGCTGTCCGTTTATCTTCAAGTCTGAATGAATGTCCCAGTCGGTATCCAGAAGATTAGTAGCTACTCTAAAGAAACTGAGTATATTTTTAACTGGAGCACCTTCAAGAAGAGATATCTTAGAGCTAACAATCTCATTGAATGCTACAGAAGGTGGTTGAACATAAAAAGACCTATCACCCACCACAACCTCCTTAAACTCGTTTGAAGAAAGCTCCTCGGCTGTAGACTCATACCACTGCTTACTCAGGAAGTCGTCAGCAAAATATATCATAACGATAGGGTTATGTTGTCGGTAAACATTCGGTACAGCTTCTCGCCATCAACAGTAAACTCATAGTCGCTGTCAGGCTTGAAAGATATCTCGTCACCCTCCTTAAGCCCTAAATCCAAAAGCTCCTTGTTGATGTATCTTATCGTACCCATCAACGGCTCCTCAGATACGTTCTTGAATATAACGGAATCTTTCTTGTCAATTGGCTTAATGAAGCAATACTTGTCGTGAGCATTCCACTTAAACCCGTTATGATACATAAAGAACTGCATGTGGTCTACAAAGAACAGGTCGTCCTTAAAGAAACTCCTTCCGCTCTTCTGCCTTCCCTTCATGTCGTAGTAGAACTTAAACACGTTGTGGTGTACAAGGAGGAGATCTCCTACCCTTATCGGCCCGTCATACTTTATTGGAAGTTCGACCACCTCAGCTACCCTCTGTGAGAATATGTGGTCTTCTTGAGATGTGCTTACTATAAGCCCATCGTTGATGTTCGCATATCGCTTGCCCTCCTGTGGGCGAACGATGAACATATATGGGGATTTCATTTTAGAAGTTTATGTTGTACTCGATTGAAATTGGCATGTCTTTAAATTCCTTCCACAGCATTATCTCCTCCCCGTTTGATATCCAAATTCTAAATGAGTCTATCTCGTCATGGAACTTGATAAGGTGTATCTCATACTCACCGCCCATCACGGACTGCCCTACAATGTAGTGCATAGCCTCCTTGTAGTTGGCTCCTACTGAAATCTTGCGAATGTCCATTTAATTTGATTTTACCAAGTAGCGATCGCCACACGTTTCCAAGTATTTGTCGCTGTGCAAACGTAAATGTAGTTAGCGTCTACTGAAATTTGTCCTGCCGTACCTGAAGCTGAAGCTGAAGCTGGGGTGTCTGGGGTTGTGTATAGACCGCCTTGAAACAAAGCGTCTTGAAGTATTGTTGTGCCTGAAGTTACGGTTAGACCGTATCCAAGTACAAAGCCGCCTGATGGCGCTACAAACGCGCCTCTCTGTACTCCTCCCATGTAAAAAGCAATGTTTGATAAGGATGGTGCTGTTATTTGGTTTGTTACTACCCCATCTCCAATTCCCATTGTAAGAGTTCCTCCAATACTCGCATCGGCCACAACGTCAAGTCCAGTGCCTGTAGCCTTGCTGAGCGTAAGGGTGTCTGCGATGTCTGCGGTTGAGCTTGAGGTAAAAGCTGCTGATACATCCACAAAGCTAAAAGCTGATACGCTACTTACGGATAGTCTCGTTAGATACGCCACACCACCAACAGTAATATCTGTTGTTGTCGAACTGCCTTGGTCACAAACATCTTGAAACGTAATAGTAGACGCCACATAATTAGCAATGTCAGACAACTGAAAGTTGTTGGTAACTCCCGAAGCTAAAGAACCGATTAAAATACTATCGCTAGATAGAGGAGCGGTTGCTTCTGGGTATGATGTGGTATTATTTATTTGCGCCATTTTACACTTTTTGAAGAGGTTGATTATCCTTCTTAGTAACTTCACCATTTGTCATGTTGATTGTTGAGTCAGCGCCATACTTCTCAATAAGGGCGTCCTCAATAACCTTAAACTCGGCCTTGATAACGTCAATCTCACTAAGCACTACCTGCTTGTTAAGCTCAATGTCTCCAAGCATTATCTTTGCCTGATTAAACTTGTCTCTTGCAGACTGAATCTGCTCTAACTCTGTTGTTTCTAATTTCATTTGATTACAAATTTACGATATTTCTTCCGACTCGTATTCCAACGTAGTGTTGACCGTTGAATCCATAGTCAGCGCTAAAGTACGTCTTTTTTACCGTAGCCTGTATGCCAATACCCATTAAAGGCACATAGCTCGATTTAAAGTCTGATATAAGCCCCACATTCCCATGAATACCTAACGCCCACTTTAATGACGCTTTCTTTGGGGTGTAGGTGACCTTGAGCTTCTCAGACCTGTTCTGGTAGTTCTGCCAAGTTATCTGAATATCGTTCAAGGTCGTGTCGTACTTGGCTATCTCAGTTAGCCACGCCTCAACGATTTTAACGGTGTCAACTAAAAAGAACGTGTCTAAGCGATTAACTATTATCTCTGACGTGATTGTATCCCTTACAGTGACAAACTCCTTAGAAACGAACCTAACGGTGTCTGTGCGCCATCTGTCCACATATTCTATGGTAGGAACTAACCTCTCAACGATTGTGGTTACGGGCTTGCCGCTTGTGTCTCCGCACCCCCTCCAAGCTATTATCACCCCAAGAAGGAATGCCAACAGGTAGGGTAGGTACGTCTTTATAAGATGCTTTGCTAAGTCGTTCAATTTTTATTGATGATGCAATTAGTATTAGACACATTAAGAATACGATAGCAAGCAATATCTTATGCCCACCGTCAAACCTCACTACTGCGTCCAAAGACCGTACTCAAGAATAACTGTAGATGCGCTTGCCGTTACCTCAAGCCCTACAGATGCCTTGATAGGCACAAATGCCCACTCCTCTGGGCCGAGCGTTCCGAAGCTTATATGGGTTGCTACCTCAGCAAGGTCAAGGCTGTTTGTAGCATCAGTGTTCTTTAGGTACACATAGGTTATGGCTGCCTTGGCGGCTGGTACGATAACCTCTGCTGAAACTGCCCCCACACTGATTCTACTTGTGTTCTGTACTGGGTTGGTTACCGTAATCGCATCTGTCTGCGATATAGCCAATGACTCAGACGTTGCGTCAGAGCTTGTGATGTTGAGGGTTGCCTGTATTGTTGCCATGCTACAAAGTTAGTTACTTTCTTTTAAACGCTTCTCCAACTAAACCTTTTTATTCTCCTCGTTTGAATTAAATAGATTGTAAATTTTAATACCAACAGTGATTGTCAAAGATATAGCTGTCGCAATTAAGATGTACATACTCAAAG